TTAGAACGTTCTCTCCCTGAGACAGTCCGAACAGTGCCAGACTCACCATTTAATAAACCTGATACGCTTAACTTCGATGCAGAATGATGCGGAAGTAAAACAGGCCTCACGAGGGGTCGGGCTAATTGGCAGCACTGAGCCTAGAATTTATACACCTTTACTTAAAGGAATATCTAAAGCACAAGAAGTAGCCGATCTAGCTGAGAAAATAGGGATGCCACTGATCCCCTGGCAACGCTGGGTACTAGATGATCTATTAACTATTGATGATAAAGAGATGTGGGTCAAGAAGTCAGGGTTAATTCTTGTAAGTCGACAATCAGGAAAGACTCACCTAGCCAGAATGCTTATCTTGTCTCATTTATTTCTGTGGGGCAGTAAGAATGTATTGGGCATGTCTTCTAATAGAAATATGGCATTAGATACCTTTAGGAATGTTGCTTACACAATAGAAGACAATCAATTCTTAAAAGATCAGGTAAGACAGATCCGCCTAGCTAATGGTCAAGAATCTATAACTTTACTAAATGGCGCAAGGTATGAAATAGCAGCTGCGACTAGAGATGCACCTCGTGGTAAGACCGCAGATTTCTTGTACTTAGATGAATTACGTGAATGGTCAGCGGAAGCATTTACAGCTGCACTACCAGTAACACGTGCAAGACCTAATTCAATGACCTTAATGACAAGTAATGCTGGCGATGGCTTTAGTACAGTGTTGAATGATTTGAGGGAACGTTCTTTATCTTATCCGCCAGTTACTTTAGGTTATTACGAATGGTCAGCACCACAGCACTGCAAGATACATGATCGCAAAGCCTGGGCTATGGCTAATCCAGCATTAGGATATTTTGTAACTGAGGAAACCCTAGAAGAAGCTGTTAATACAAACAGTGTAGAAGCAACACGTACTGAGATGTTATGTCAATGGATAGATAGCGCAGTCAGTCCTTGGGTGTATGGATCTATTGAAGCATGTAGTGATAGCACACTAGAAATCCCTGTCGGGCCACAGACTATAATGGCCTTTGATATTGCACCGACAAGGCGATCTGGGGCGCTCGTTATGGGCCAGGTGCGTGATGGCAAAATAGCAGTCGGACTTGCACAGCTCTGGCATAGCGATATAGCAATAGATGAAATAAAGATGGCAAGTGATATAAATGAGTGGGCTAGAAAATACCACCCATCAACTATCTGTTATGACAAGTACGCCACACAAACTATTGCTACAAGACTTGAACAAAGTGGCTGGAGATTACAAGACGTATCGGGCCAGGCATTTTACCAGGCTTGCTCAGACCTTGCCGATGGCTTGGCTAATAGCCGTGTAGTTCATTCTGGTCAGGCAGAGTTAGTGCAGCATTTAAATAACTGTGCAGCTAAGACTAACGATGCTGGCTGGCGCATAATACGTAGAAAATCGGCTGGCGATGTTACCGCTGCCATATCACTTGCCATGGTTGTAAGTCAATTAACAAAACCTCAACAAACTGCGCAAATCTTTGTCTAACTTGCACCATATGTCCGTTTTATGGTATAAAGTACCTATATGGGTCTATTGTCTGCTTTGGGTATAAACAAAAAAACGGAATCTGTCCAAGCGCAATACGCCCCTGCCATTATGGACACAGCTTATGGCTATGGTTCATTTACAACTGGTGTTGGTAATTTCCCTGGTGGATTAGATCGCAATTTAGCGATGCAAGTACCAGCGGTTAGCCGTTGCAGAAATCTTATTGCTGGTGTAGTTTCCTACTTGCCATTAAAACTTTACAAAAAGTCTAATGGTGAAGCGTTGGGGAACGCTCTTTGGATAGACCAACCAGACTATCGACAACCAAGATCCGTCACAATTTCCTGGACTGTCGATAGTTTGTTGTTTTATGGTGTTGCTTATTGGCGTGTTACAGAATTATATGCAGATGATTTAAGACCATCACGATTTGAGTGGGTAGCTAACAATCGAGTTACATTTACATCGAATAAGTTTGGCACAGAAGTAGATGAATATTTTGTAGATGGTATAACAGCGCCAATGACAGGCATTGGATCTCTTATTACATTCCAGGGTCTAACACAAGGTGTATTAACTACAGCAGCACGTACAATTCAAAGCGCATTAGATATTGAGAAGGCTGCAGCTGTATCTGCACAAACCCCAATGCCAAGTGGTTACATTAAAAACACTGGTGCAGATTTGCCAGAGCAGCAAGTATCTGGATTATTAGCACAATGGAAGCAAAGCCGACTAAATAGATCAACAGCATATTTAACATCGACATTATCTTATGAAACCACAGGATTCTCTCCTAAAGATATGATGTATAACGAGGCGCAACAATACTTAGCAACTCAAATCGCTAGAGCGATGAACGTACCTGCTTATTACATCTCTGCAGATATGAATAACTCAATGACTTATCAAAACATTATTGATGGCCGTAAAGAGTTTGTAGCCTATTCATTACAGCCATTTATCTGTGCGATTGAAGATCGATTATCTATGGATGATATAACCCCACGTGGCCATGTAGTTAAATTTGCTATTGAAGAATCATTTCTAAGAGCTGACACAATGAAGCGATTAGAAGCACTAGAGAAAATGCTTAATTTAGGTTTAATTGATATAGATGATGCAAAAGAAATGGAAAGCCTAACACCTAACGGAAGAGAAGAAGAAGATGATACTTACATTCAGTAGCCAGGTAGAAGCCTCCGATACAGAGCGCAGAGTTATCTCTGGCAAAATTGTGCCATACGAAGAGGTCGGGAATACTTCAGTTGGGAAAGTTGTATTTGCTAAAAATTCAATAGAGATAGGCGACCCAGGCAAGGTTAAGATGCTTATGCAACACCAAGCAGATAAGCCAATAGGTCGTATGCAAAAATTTAACAAAGCTGAAGATGGCATCTACGCATCATTTAAGATCAGCGCATCAATGCAAGGTCAAGATGCTTTAATCCTTGCTGGTGAGCAGTTAATCGATGGTTTGTCAGTTGGCGTAGACGTTAATAAGTCTGTACAGAAAAAAGATTATTTATATGTAACTAGCGCAACTTTAAAAGAAGTTAGCCTAGTCGAATCACCTGCATTTAGTGCAGCGCAAGTAACTAAAGTTGCTGCTAGCGAGAGCGAAGCAGAGACACCAATCGAAACTAAAGAAAGCGAGGCTCCTGTGGAAGATTTAGCAACAGCGCCACAAGAAGCAAAGGCAGAGGCTGCTACTCCTACAGTAGAAGCCGCACGCCCAGTAATTACAGCACCACTTATTCAAACATCTATCCGTACGCCAATTACATCAATGGCTGCATACACAGAGCATAAGATCCTAGCTGCTCTAGGTAATGAAGATTCAAAGTTATATGTAACAGCTGCTGATGATACTTTTTCAAATAACCCAGCATTTAATCCAACACAATACCTAAGCGAGTTTGTAACTAACACACGCTTTGGTACTCCGACAATTGATGCATGTAGTCAAGGCGTTTTACCCCCAACGGGCATGTCTATAAGTGTCCCTTCCTTGGTCACCTCAATAGCGGGTGGAACAGGTGTTGCACCAGTAGTAACTGTTGAAGCAGAAGCTGGCAACGTACAAAATACAGGAATGGAAACCGCCTATCTGACAGGCACAGTCCAGAAATATTCTGGAATGAATACACTGTCCGTTGAGCTCCTTTCGAGAGCGGGCTATCCTGGCTTTTATGCAGAGTTGACACAGCAATTGCAGAATGCTTATTTGACAGCTATTGATACTGCTGCATTAACAGCACTATTAGCAGCAGGTACAAACGGCACTGCAGAAACAGCAGACAGCACTGGAATTATTGATTATTCAGCTGAGGCTGCATCTTTAATTTACAAAAACACTGGTTACTTCGCACAGAATTACATTGCTAACCCAGCACAGTATCAAGCACTATTAGGTGCAGTTGATACAACTGGTCGCCCAATTTACAATGCAATTCAACCAATGAATGCAGCAGGACAAGTTGCACCATCTTCAATTCGTGGAAACGTACTTGGACTCGATTTATATGTGGACAAGAACTTTACACAAACTGCATTTGATGACGCCAGTGCAGTAATTCTTGCACCAGAAGCATTCACTGTATATCGCTCACCACAGGCATTCATGTCTGTAAACGTGGTATCAAATCTTCAAGTACAGGTTGCAATCTATGGTTTCATGGCAACAATCGCCAAGATGCCTTATGGAATCATCAAGTACGCAAAGATCTAATAACCAATAAGTAATCCCCTGGGGTTTAGTAGCCCTAGCCCTGGGGGAGTTTTTTAAGAGAGGAATACAATGGCAGCCACTTATGTAACTGTTGCAGAGCTAAGAGCCAACTTAGGAATAGGCTCGTTGTATTCAGACAGCACTGTTGAAGAATGTGCGCAATCGGCAGAAGATTTACTCAATCAATATCTTTGGTTTAACACTGCACCAGTAGTAGGCACAGGATTACAAGATAACGTAGCAACACTTATGATTGCTAATCCAAACGCATTCGTTGCGACCCAATCAATAGTAGTAAGTGGCTGCGGTGCCACATTTAATGGCACGCACACAATTACTGGCACAATACCGCCAAGCACAGGTACAACTAGCCTTATTCCAGTATTTATGTATCAATATGGTCAAGTTAATTATCCTAATGGCTATTCATTTGTGCAGTATGCAAGGACAGCTGCAAACCAAACATTTCACAAGGTAGTACCTTATGGCGTGGCCACTGGCCCAGATCACAAGACCCAATCTTATGCGACAACCCCAGCAATACGTGAGGCAGCGATGATCGTTGCTGTAGACATCTGGCAAGCAAGACAAGTTAGCCAGACTGGTGGGGTCGGTATGGATGGGATCTCTGCCAGCCCTTATCGGATGGGTTATCAGCTGATTAACCGAGTGCGTGGTCTCATCCAGCCGTATTCAAGTCCAGCATCACTGGTCGGCTAATGGCAGCAATAAGCACCCTACGTGGCACGCTAGCAACCGCTTTAGCAAACGCTGGAGTATGGTCCACTTTTAGTTTTCCACCTGCAACTTTATTGGCTAACAGCGTAGTCGTAACACCTAGCGATCCTTATATTGTGCCAAGCAATAACAGCCAGACAAGCATCGCACCCTTGGCTAATTTTAAGATTTTAATAACTACACCGGCATTTGATAACCAAGGCAACTTGCTAGGTATGGAAAATTTTATTGTGGCAGTAGTAACTAAACTAGCGGCATCGGCCCTGGTCTATAACATATCAAGTGTCTCCGCTCCAGCTATAACTAATGCAGCTAGTGGAGATTTATTAACATCAGAAATAACTGTATCAATCCTAACGAGCTGGAGTTAAAATGAGTACACACGAAGAAGACTTAGCCTTCTTGAAAAAGACAGGTCAATTAGCAAGCGCACCAAAACCAACTGCACAAACTAAGAAAGACGAGGAATAACAATGGCAATCTATTTAAATAATAACGTAGGTGTTAAGTTGGCTACCAATGCGGCACCAACCACACCTTCAATCGACATTAGCTCATACGTAACTAATGCCGTAATTAACCAGATCGTAGATGAGTTAGAAGTAACAGCTATGGGCGACACTGCTCACAAGTTTGTTGCCGGTCTACAATCAGCAACATTTACTATTGACTTTATCAATGACTGGGCAGCTAGTCAGGTAAACGAGACACTAAGCGCAGCATTCGGCAAGACCCTAGCAGTATCAGTAATCACTGTTAAAGGCACTGCCGTAGCAGCTACAAACCCAACTTACCAATTCTCAATCTTGGTAAATAACTTGACTCCAATCGGTCAAGGTGGCGTGGCTGAAGTTGCAACATCAAGTATCTCCTTTACAGTAAACTCCGCAGTAACAGTGTCCCCATCGGTGGCATTCTAACTAAGGAGTAACAATGGCAAAGCTAAAGATAACAAGGGCTAATGGTGAAGTATCAGAACACAAGATAACACCAGGTGTCGAGTACGCTTTCGAGTTAAAGTACGGATCAGGAATTAGCAAGGTCTTGCGTGAGCATGAGCGTCAAACAGAAATATTCTGGCTGGCTTATGAATGCTTACGCAGGGCTGGCGCACAGATACCTTTATGGGGATCAGAGTTCATAGACACTCTAGATACTGTCGAGGTATTAGACGAAGAAAAAAAATAACTGAGCGGAATTCTATTGCTTACACTATTGCTCAATTAGCAGTAGAGACTGGAATACCGCCTAGAGAGTTTATTGATATGGATACGGAAATGTATCTAGCAATAATCCAGGTATTGACAGACAGAGCTAAGGAGATCAAAAATGCCAGTCGTGGTAAACGGCGTTAAGCAACTCCAAAAGGCTATGAAGGATGTAGACAAAGATTTGAATAGAGAGATGTCTAAAAACGTTAAGCGGGCTATGTTAATTGTGCGGGATCGAGCACGTGGTTATCTGCCACAACAAAACGAAGTTTTAAGCGGGTGGGGTAAAGGCACTGCATCAATAGATACTATTAAAGATCCTAAGAAATTATTCCCACCATACGATTATGCTTTGGCAGTAGGTGGCGTGGCTTATTCAGCAGGTCAAAACAAACGCAATAACAGTGGCTATAGAGCTGCATTTTATGTTTACAATAATTCTAGATCAGGCGCAATCTTTGAGACTGCTGGACGTTTAAACAAACCTAGAGGCAACAAATCATTAAACCCTAATGCACCAGCCGAGTTCAATTCAGCAGCTGAGATGCTAAGTAGCATGAAGGGCCAAGGCAAACAGCGAGGCCGTGTTATTTTCCGTGCTTGGGATGAGACTAAAAACAAAGTTATTCCAGCTGTGGTTGATGCTATTGACACAGTAGCAATCAAGTTTAAAAAAGATACAGAGCTTAGGAAGGCTGCATAGTGCCTAATTTAATTGTCAGTGCAGTCAGCACCTTTGATAACCGAGGACTAAAAAAAGGCCAGAAGGAAATAAGCAGTTTTGATAAAAGTCTAAAGAAACTGGCTGGCACCTTTGCTACAGTGTTTGGCGCTCAAAAACTATTGCAGTTCAGTAAGAATGCTGTTAATGCATTTATGGCCGATGAAAAGGCTGCCAAGTCTTTAGAATTACAGTTGAAGAATACAGGCTTTGCGTTTAGCGCACCTGGTGTTGAGAATTATATTGCTAGCCTACAGTCCTTATATGGCGTGCTTGATGATGAATTACGCCCAGCATTTCAACAATTACTTACAGTTACAGGATCTATTACTAAAAGCCAAAGTGCTTTACAAACAGCATTAAACGTAAGTGCAGCCACAGGGCGATCACTTGAACAGGTAAGCGCAGCTCTTACACGTGGCTTTAGTGGCAATACTGCAGGTCTTAGCAGATTAGGCGCAGGCATAAGCAAAGCCACACTTAAAACTGGCGACATGGATAAGATCATGGGCGAACTTAATAAGAAATTTGCAGGCCAAGCAGCAGCTAGATTA